TTTTATAAAACCCGTCACGAATTTCTTGACTTGACTGAGCGGCCTGATTAGTCTGCCCTACCAGGTACTTAACAACTCCGGGAATAGCATCGAAATTATCTCGAGTCCATTTGCCGAGAGTAGCTAGGATGTTATTATGCACTGTGGTAGCAATACCAGATGCATATGCCTGCAAGCACTGAATACGTTCTTCCTGTGTTGCATCAGCACTGAATAAGCCTTCATACAGCTTAGGATTGATATTAAAAGTGTAGTCGGTGAACTTACGCTCACTAAACACTTTGGTGTCCTCGTCATCTTCTGGCTGAGAAGGTTTTTGCGGAGCCTGCTTTTGAGCCAATTGCTCAGAAAGGCGTTTATTTACCTCCAAAGCTTGAGCAAGCAGGGCTTCCGCACTTGGCCCCTCTGCCGGTTTTGGTGTTTCTGGCTCTGGAACTTTTTCAGGTTCCGAAGCCGGCTCTACGTTTTCCGGTTCTTGAGGAGCTGGTTCCGAAGATTCAACCTCAGGTGCCGGTTCAGGCTCCTTGGCTGGTTCTTCAGAACTTTCAAAATCAGATTTAAAAATATCTAGGATATCCTCGCTGGCATCAGGTTCGGCCCCTGACGGAGTTCCAACACCGTCTGGTGCCATAGCAAGGCGTCCATAAGGTTTCCATTTTGCTGTTATCATTTATTGTCTTCCTCTTTCGGTTTTGCCAGGTCTTGCAAATAATCTGCAATGTCGTAGACCATCAACAGACCTCGCATTTGTTGTTGAAGTTTAGCTGCTTCAATTCGTTGCTTATCATCAAGCAGGTCTATACGACTAAGTATAGTAAGCTTCTCATTCACTGTCAACCCTAAATATTCCAGGAATAGTGAAAAATCTTCTGAGTGGACCAAGGTCATCAACCTATCCAACCGGTCACCTCGGAACTCCGGAATTTTCCTAAAAGCTTCAAGGCGACGAGCCTCGCGTTGAGAGGCCTTTCGACCTCTCCTCCACTCTCTAAAACGCTGCACTAAGGTCAACTGGTTGTCCTCCAGCCAGACTTCCTGCCGGCACTAGGTTTCCAGCTTGCACGCCCTGAGCAATTGCTTCAGGACTTTGTGCTTGCAAGCGGAACTGATTGATGTTATCTGCACCACCAAGCTTAGCTACATACTCAAAAATGCGAGGTATATCAAAGCCCTGTGCAATTTGTGGATTACCTGCAGCAAACTGCAATGCCTGTTGCCAAATGTCAAACAAGGCTACTTTATCCAGCGGCAAGGTTCCATCATGAATCGGGAATATGAAGTCGCCAGTGATAGACATTGGGGTTATCTGAACAGGGTATTTATCACCCTCCTCACCAAGAACAGTGAGGGAGAACTCATTGCTCAGATACTGCTGTAAGTTCAAACTCCACTGACGTCCCAGGTCACTAAAACTACTAGCACTAATATACTGAGCATGGAACGCTAAACGGCTTGACACAGCTTCAATTGTGGCACGAATCTCAGTCGCAGTCTTACGGCCACCCGAATCTTGCATACCCCTGACATTGTCATTAATAGCACTAAGGTCGTTACCCAGTCGCATTAAAGCTTGCATATCTGCAACATGCCCTGAGGTTGTGTCAGTCACTGCCAGCTGCTTGAAGTAAGTCTGAACATCTACACCAAAGGCTTTAGGCTTGATGCGTATCATTCTACCCGGGACGTCACTTCTCAGGTCCTTTTCCTCAATCATGCTTGGGTCATAAAGGAAGCTATTGTTCACAATACCCTTGACATTGAAGATGTGAGAATTGAGGAACCAGCTTATTGACTCTTGGAACGGGCTCAAGTAGTCTGAAATGCCCATATTGCCAAAGCCATTGCCGATAGCATAAGGCTCATTTACAATAACCGGGTGCATATCATGGTCAGGCTCATACAGCTCAAATCGAATTATCTGTTGCTTGTTAGCCAGCGTGATGATGAACTTATGAGGCTTATCGTTGTTGTAGCCCTCGCCTAGGTTAAGTCCAATCTCGCTGGGGATAAGTTCCACCGAGCCTTCATCAATCTGCACAAACGGACTGCCTTTGCCGACCTCCTTGAAATCGTACTGGTTATTGAGGCTGTCGCCATTGGCTCTGATATTGGCCAAACTACCTCCTTGGTCTCCTGGTGTCATAGTACCAATGTCATCTAGATACGCATAAGTATCTCCGGCTTTCTGCAGGCTAAACTTACCTACAAAATTTCGCCAATAGACATACTCGCCTTTACGATTTACCTGGCTCATGGGCACTCTAGGGTCTGGGAAGAACAAGAACGGGTCGATGACTTCGACCGAGTTTCCTTGGTACACCAACTGTGCTTGCCGTGTTCTCAGTGGCAGGCCAGTCATCGGGTCAAGAACCCAAGTCGTTCTTGGCTGTGTTTCAGTCTTGAACGCAGTCTTGAGGACACCCAGACCATAGATTTCCCCATTGTAGAGGAATTGAATCCCTTGGCTCACTAACTTTGCGTGGTCAGCATTGTATTGCAACAAGGTCTCCATGTTGCGGGCATTTTGCAGATACTTTGGGTCATTGGCACCTACCGTGAATATCGGCTTTCTAGCGAAGAACACAGTAGCCAGGTAGGTGACTATTGTCCGAATCGTGCTGAAAGAATAAGGCACAACTATATTAGCGTCTTGCTTTTTGACATTGCTCAGTGTCTTATCTGCACAAGTTGCCTTGTATTTCTTTTCCCAGTCTTCAACAGGCACGTAGGCTTGATATTGAAGCTCTCTCATATTCCAGCGATTATAGAACTGACTCATCTTTCTTTCAGATTCACTAAGTTGGTCCTTCACCAGCTGGAGTAATTTGCCATGCGTCTCAGACTTGGGTTTAATAAAGTCTAAGAATTTCTGTTCCAAGAGACTACCCTCCTATCAGTGCCGAAATGGCATTTTGAATACTCTGTGCAGCTACAGCATCGGCTTCATTCCCAGGCTGTCCTATGGCCTTGAGGGTCTCTTCCAACATAGCACCGATGGCCATGCGGTTCTCAGGGGTAAGACCAACAGGAGCTGAGGAAGCTCCTTGCGTTTGTGGAGGGAGCAGCCCAGGCTGTCCTGCCATCATACCTTGGTCATTTCCATAAGGGTCAATCCCCTGGGCGGCCAAAGCCTGCTCTTGCGGGCTCAAAGCGGCTACTACAGCATCTAAACTTGCAGGCCCTGTTTTAGGTTGTGCCTGTGCAACCAAATCATTTAATCCTGGCATTAAAACATTCCTCTCATAACTCTAGCAGCATCTTGGAATTTCAAAATACTTTTAACTATTGACTCTTCCGAGTCGACACCTCCAGCAAGAATAGCCTTGGCCAACAACTTAGCTCCGGCTTCTTGCTCAGCCTTTCTTTGCTTTTCCCACTCATCTTTCGGCTCAGGTACGTCTACCTCGTCCATCAGGTCGTCAAGGGGAAATCCACTACTTTCTTTTTCCATTTTATCTCCTTTGCAAAGGTTAAAGTCCTCCGGTCTCACCGGCTTCACTTTCATAGTATGAGCCATCTTCAGCCGACCTGTCAACTTCTTTTGCAGCAGCGGCCGCATAAAGTGGTTGCAAGAGAGAGAAACACATGGCCACTGCATCGAGAAAGTCATCATGGCCTGCAGGGAATTCCATCATCTGGCTCTCTAGCTCACCAAAAGTCCTGCGATGGTGAACAACTCCAGCTTTGTAGCGAGGTTGCAACTGACCGAGAATTCTCGCACCTTTCTCTTGATTGAACTTAAGCTTCTCAATCTGGAACCAGTACTCATCTTGAGCCATCTTTTCAGTGCAGAGGTCATAGAGGGCTTCTTGGTAGGCTACCGTCTCGAGGCCAACATAGAGTGGAACTTCCGGAGCGTAGGCGTGCCACTTGCGGTGCAGGGCAAAAAGCTTGTCCCGGGCTTCTTGTGGGGTAAGGCCGGGGCCACCCCAAACCTCTTCAATCTGAAACCGGCCGGCAGGGTAAAGCCCAACTACAGCAAAAGTTGCTGAGTCAGCCTTTTTCTTTTTAGAAATAGCAGGGTCATGGCATAAGGCCAAGGCCATAGGATTCATCAGCACATCTCGTTGAATATATTCTGGCTTCAAGGCCATAGTATCATCAGCGACCAGGCGGTTGAAGTACTCCAGATAGTACTGCGGCAATTTCCCTTGCCGCTCGTAAAAGGCTTTCTTACTTGCCAGCTTTTCCAAACTCATGTAGGCCGGAAACACAGGGTCCCCTGCATTATCAAGCACACCCAGAACCACAGTGGTAAATGTTGGGTCTCGGCCGACCTCAACCAGCAGGGCTTCATTGTGCAGCAAGGTGCCAGAGAGGAAGATACCTGCGTCCGGGTTCAGCTCTGCAATGGCAGGCGTAACGGCCTGCATGAACCAACTCAGCGTCTTGTCTCGCTGCTCCTTAGTACTTACACTTTCCTCGTCCTCCACATCGTCCAGGGCTATTAAATCCGGCCTGCTTCCATTTACATTTCGTCCACGAACTTGGCCACCTCGACCAGTCGCAGCCAGGGTGAACCCATTCGCCAGTTCTATTTGGTCATTGTTCCAAGCCCCACTGCCTTTCAGATTCCCATACAGGGTTCTCAGTACCGGGTTCTCTTCAAATTCCCTGCGAATGTTTTGTAATTGCTGGCTTGAGTGCGTAGCAGTTTCGCCGATAAGTAGTACAAACTTGCGAATTTGATACACTGCCATGTAGATAATCGAGCCGTTGAAGAGGGTAGTCTTGCCGATACCACGAGGCATCATGACCTCGGTGTTCTTAGTCAAAGTCAGGCTGATAGTGCCGTCCGGCTCCAGATGGAACAAAGGCTTTCCAACCTCGGTAGTGTCCCAAGGGTTGTCTTTGTAGACGAAATGCTCAATGATTTTATCCAGCTCCCCGTACTTCGGCAGAAAATCTGTTCGGCGGAGAATAATTGCCAGCCAACCTCGGTGCATCCAAGTCAGCGGGGAAGTGAACCAATTCCCCAGCACAGACTGCATAAAGTCCACAGGGTCTAGCAAGTAGCTTTCTTGAAGAGCCAATAGCTCTTGGTCGGATAGTTTAGACATTAAGAAGTTCTCCTATAAAATGGTAGGTGTAGATTTGGCTAGGTTTCTTGGCTTCCCTCAGCGCATGGATTTCATACTTAGGTGGGTAGCGAAGGTTTTTACAAACCTGCACCATGACCACAGGTTTGGAATAAAGAGCCTCAAGCAAAGGACGGTAGAGCCCAGCAAGTTGATAAGCGGCACTGTCGGTCTGGGTTAGCTTGACTTCCAGCAGGAGGATGTAACTTGGCAGCTCAACATAAATGTCCGGCTGACAGTAGTGACTTCCTGTAGCATCGGTGAAACCTAGCCATTCATTGTAGTGAATAAGCTCAGGCTCCAAGAAAGCCCGCTTGAGGTGCCGAACCACAGTGCGTTCATAGGTCTTGCCCTTGGCTCGGCTCCCTTTCAGCTTGGGGCTTTTCTTTCCCCATGGGCTATTCTTCAGAATCTTGACGTTCCGCAGGCCCACTACCTGATGACAGTGTATCGACAACTCGGACATTAGCACCTCCTATCTTCGATTTCATTCTGGCAAGCTCGTCGCCAGTCAGCAAGACTTGCACATTCTCACTCTTGGCCACAGGGTTGTATCCGGCACGGTCTAGCGTGGCCTTGGTGATTTCAATCAGTTGGGTGTTGGTAAGACTATCGGGCTTGAAGTCAAGCCGGTCTTGCAGCTCAGCGACGGCGTCTGTACCAAGCATAGCCAGCCGCTTACGGACGTCGATGAAGGCTTCTTCAGACTTTTGGCTGTAGTAGGCAAGGAGTTCTTTAAAACTTGGGTCCTGCTTGAGGATTGAGACCCGGGAAATGGAATACCCTGTGCTTGCGGCAACTTCAGTTTCATTCAAGCCACTTGCAAGTAGCCGGGCTATCTCATGGTGTATCTGGCGAAGCTTGGCAATGCTAGGTGCCTCGCTTGTGGAAATCGGGCTGGCTGCACGCTCTACAAGGTCAGACACATCAATAGCATCGAGGACTTCGACTTCAAGTGGGCTGACCATTCGGCCTTTGGCTGTTTCATGTTTCGGCATAGATTTTCCTTTCAATCAGTTAATGTTCAAAGGCTATTGTAAGGGACATGGCCCGGCCCTGTCAAGTGGAATTGTGCGAGAGAGGTGGCACTTTGCAACGTGGATTGAGCTTCCTCAGGTTTTTCATTGCGAATTTTGTCTGGGGGCAATACCCCCTGAGCGGGCGGCTCGAAAGGGGTGCGGTGGGTAGGTGGGACGGCTTGCCAGCCGGCACACTAAATTGTAATATTTTGTAATATTTTGTTACCAGATTTTTGCTTTCCGGTGTGGTGTTTTGGTGAAAAAGTGCTTGCGTTTATTTTTAAGTGTGGTAGAATCTAATCAGATTCAGTGATATGCTGAGTCGGTTTTGATTTTAATTTTAGGAGTATTGAAAAATGACAAACGAAACAAATACAAAAGAACTTTTTAATGAAGTAGCTAGCCAACTTGGTGGTAAATTGCACTTTAATTTTAAAAGTGCCGGAATAACAAAAGAGATTGACTTGGTAGACTTGCCTGCTGAAACTATAGCAATTTTACTGGACTATGGTACGCGCAAGCTTAATGATAAGGTGAACAGCTTGTTTGCAATGCCAACAAACGAGGCAAGCCGAGCTCAGCTTGTTGAGAGAGTATGGCTAGAAGCTCTTGATGGCAATCTTGGTGAGCGTAGAAGTGCCGGAAGTGGGCAAGCCGGCTTGCGTAATTACATCTTGCAATATATCAAAGCTCAAGGCGTACCAGCCAAGGCTGTTGAGCATTTGAAAGGTGCAACACCGCAAGCGGTTGTCAATGCAATTTACAGCAAGAAGTCGGAAGAGCAACGAAACGCTATACTTGCCGAGTTTACAAAGCGGTATGATGAGAGCTTGCGCGCAATGGCTGACTTCGATATTGATTTTTAAGCGGTGGAAGTAATAAAATAAGGCGGTGGTAATAATGCCACCGCTTTATTTTTGCGTTTGTGTGCCGGTTTTGTGTGCCGGTGGTGATACTTCCGGTGGTGGTGGTACAATTTGCCACACTTCCGGAAGAAGTGCCAAAACAGGCAAAACAAACCGGAACAACACAAAACACACCGAAACACCACAAAACACCGCAAAACTACACAAAACTAAACTTCCGTTTATTTCATTTTTTATTTATTCGATTAATTAATTTTTTTTTTTTTTTTTTTAATTTAATTATCAGAAAAAGAAAACGAAACGGAAAACCGAAAACCGAGTTTTAATAAGTTTTGCTGTGTTTCATGGTGTTTTCCGGTGTTTTACTTAGTTTTGATAAGTTTTAATTTCTCACCCCTTTTTACTTTACATTCTCACACCTTTCCGGTATAATAACCCCATAAGCTCCAGAGGGCTTATTCCACAAAACCGCCTTTCTAGACAGGCTCTTGTGGATTCTAGAATTACAAAATTAGGAGAACAACATGGCAAAGACCTACCGAATCTATACCCGAGCCGTTGGGCAATCAACCTTCAAAGCTATGGACTTAGCCGAAGGTTGCCAAGTAGACAAACTTATCCACGCAACCCTCGTCAAAGAGAGCGAGCTTCCAAGAGTAATGTCCCTCTTAGAACAGAACGAGGGCGAATGGGAATTTCAAGCGAGGGAGGTTAAATAATGCAAGACCAGACAAGAAAGATTCAAAAAGCTAGGGCGGACAAACCGTTCCGCCCTCTCGGCGTACCCAGCTACTGCGGAGGTATTCTATCCACCCTGCAGAGAATGCCAAATTGCAAAAAGCTCAGAGCAGTGCCTTCTTACCTACCAGAACAAGCTAATATAGAATTTAGCATTGGCAGGCAGGACTTTGCTCTCTACCCTTGCGATGGGCAAATCAAGCTCTCAATCTGGAATCGTAGCACGCAAAGATGGGAACTCTACATCGAGCCACTAGAAAACTTCTATCCTTGGCTCGCCACAAAGAAAACCCAGAAATTCAATATCAAATCCCTCATTTTTAGTTTCTAAGGAGAAAGCCTATGAAGGCACAAACTCAGAAGATAGACAAGGAAGTGGTGCTAAGCTGGTTGAATGATATAGAAGACCAACTTGCCACAGCTAAAGTCATCAGTTCTCGGCGAGAGCAAGACCTCGCCCTTGAGGACATTAGCCAAACTATTTTAGACTACAGAACAATTTTATTAGAGGAGAAAACAAGTGAATAGCAAAGATAAGAAAAGAAAACTAGGGCAGCCCAAAGTTGCCTGTCTTATTTACAAAAAGAACAAGAAGGCTTTTATTAAGCGAGCTAGGGAAATTGTCGAAGCCGAGGTTGGGCATACCGGAGATGCCTTTTGGTCGGCTCTGACTGGACAACTTCGAACTATCTACCAACCAGTGGTAGCCAGAGCAGCCTTTGCTGTTTCAGCTCGACTTGCCTACCACAGCCCAACTTTGTGGATTCTCGAAGGGACTACTTATAGGAACTCAGACAACACACCTTTCTATTGGACCCTCGAGGTTCACAAAACCAACCGCCAGCAAGAAGACTTGATAATCTGGACTTATGGGCAAGACACTATCAATGGAGGTATCTAATGTGGTTTTGGGAGAACAAGCCAAAAGGCGAGCACTGGTCTAAGAAGTTCGCCAAGGTGCATACTTGGATACCTAGCCGCAGACCTACCTACAAAAATACCTTGACAGGGAATGTGGTAGTGCTAGACAAAGTCTGCGACCAGACAGTCACACTTCGCCGGACTTGTGGAAAGGTAGAACAGATTAGTTGGCACAGCTTTGAGAAAAACTATATTAAAAACTAGAGGAGAATTAGAATGACAAAATTATTGGAAAGAACCTACAGCTTGAATGTTAGCCCAAGACTTGGGCCAGACGGAAAGCAACTTGTGCAGGTCGAAACTATGGAACCTATGACGGCGGAGCAGTTTCTAGCTTGGCTACACTCTGTCGACCATAATCCAGAGCAAGCTCCAAGACCTGCCTCAAGAGCAAGTATTGAAGTCTGGAGAGATACCAAAGCCAGCCCAAAGCCAAAAGCAGAGCTGGAGAGAATGACTGAGTTTGCAAAGCAGTGGAAGAGATTCAAGAGAAAGTTCCCACATCTCAGCAAGGAAGAGTTGGATAGGAAGACTAAAGAATGGCTAGATATGAAAGCTAGTTTCCTAGAGAGCTTTGCAGAAATGTCTGCAAATGAATTGTTGAGCGGGTTTGATTTGAAAAGATAGGAAGCCCAATGCTATTGGGGAAGAGCTTCCCCAGATACCCTTTAATTACATGGAGAAAGATGATGAAACAAACTATGAAAAGACCTATAGACCAAGCGATTGTATTTAACTCAGGTGCTGTGAGGGAAGACCTCAGACAAGGTTGGGAGGCACTTGAGTTTTGGACCTGCTCGCTAGACCTTCACGAGTACCCAAAGGAACTAGGGCTTGCACCAAGTCTGCGAAGAGGTTGTGCTTTAATGACGGAAGGAAATCTTCAAGTCAGATTGCAAGAAGTGTTGGACTGGAAAGAAGAACTTCTCGCAGAGGACAGTCCACTCGCCAAGTTACCTTATGCCAGCTTGACCATAGTCATAGCCAGAAAACAGGTCGAAGGTGAGGGTGAAGTTTATAAAAAGCTCTGTGAAATAACAGCAGGGGACATCAACCCCGAAAGCTATAAAGCCTTGCAGAGTTTTATGTTTGACCTTCAGCTCAATGTGGACGGTTGGTATGAGGGTTGGTGGAATAATAAGGAGGACGGTAGATGGTTAGCACTGCTCTAGAGGGACAGCTCGGAAGTCCGCTATGCAATCCGCAAAGAAAGGGTGGGTACAGTCCCACCCTCGGGCTGCGGCGGAGACAATTTCGGTATCCAAGACTTGTGCTTGGTATAGCTGAATACCAAATGCATGGAAGAAAGGACCAATTCTCTCGTGGCCTCCTGCTGTGGAGGAACAAGAAAGAATATGAGATAATAGCATCAGTTGAGTACGAAAACTATGACCCTCAATTTGTCAAGCTGAATCTGGGACAGAAAATGATAGATGTTAAAGGACTTAGCATTCGGTCTATCAAGTCCCTTGTACTGAGGCAAAGTAGAAAATACTGGAGAGAAATAATATCAAATGCTCAACAGAATTATAAGAAATTTAAAGGAGTATATTTAGATGAGTTTATATAACAGCCAAGATGTTCTTCGCTACAAGCAGCATATGCTAGTACGACAAGAACTAACACAACGAAGACTTCAGAGCTACATTAGAGCCAAAGGTTACAAACCAACAGATACTAAGATAATCAACATGCAGACTGCAATAGTTTGGATTGCAGAAGAAATTGAACTAGCTTCCAAGCTACAAAGAGAAATGGAGGCGTGCAGTGATTGAAGCTACTGAAGAACAACAAGCTTTTTGTAAGGAAGTCTGGGAAGGACGTCCTTGCTATCTCAGTGCTCGAGCTGGCACAGGAAAGACAAGCACCATTCGTCTGGCCGTGGAAGGCCCAGTCAACGACATCACCGTAGTAGCTTTTAATAAGCAGAATCAAGTGGACTTGGCTAAGGCTCTCGGCATGAAAGCCAAGGTAAGCACACTTCATGCCCTCGGCTTTGCCGCATTGCGAGGTTATATGCCAGGGTTAGAACTTGACAACTCCAAGCTCTTTGAGTTGACAAAAAGTCAAGGACTTCGAGGCCGAAAGCCAAGAGAAAGATTCTCGGATACTATGAGAGCTGTAAGCTGTGCTAAGAACTGGGGAATTCTACCAGCCCCATTGAGCGGCCAACGCTGGAAAGCAGGTCTTGTTGCAGACACACCGGAAGCATGGCTCAAGCTACAAGAGCACTTCGAACTCTGGGAAGCTGACCTCGAAGCGGCTCGGGAGATACTTCAGCGAAGCAATGATGCCTTTATCAAGGAACGCAAGATTGACTTTGACGATATGGTTTACTTGCCTGTTATGCTTGGTCTCCGAGTCTTTGCAACATCCAAGATGATAGTGGACGAGGCACAAGACTTAAGCCCGCTGAACCTTGCAATGCTGAGAAAATCCCCTGCAAAGATATGGTATGTAGGTGACCCGTACCAATGTATCTACTCTTGGCGAGGGGCTGACGAAAATACCATTGTGCAAATTGGTTTGCCAGTCCTGCCACTTACGACCTGCTGGAGATGCGATAACCAGATTATTCGTAAGGCTCAGACTTGGGTAGGGGATATTCGAGCCCGGGCAGATGCACCTGCTGGTGAGGTTAGAGAAGTTCTCTGGATGCCAGACTGGAAAAAGTACAAGCCAGCTACAGTTCTCGGTAGGAGAAACTCAAGCTTGGTCAGTCTTGCCCTTGCTATGAAAGAGGACTCGCTACAGGTCTGCATACTGGGTAGGGACTTAGTCAAAACCTTGAGCCAGATTCTCGATGAACTCAAAGGCACTACGAGGGAAGCCTTGCTTCGAAGCCTGCAATCTTGGCAGGAGAGTATGATGAACAAGTACCCTCATCGCATGGGTGAGTTTGATGATTATGCGAGATGTCTAAGGGCGTTAATTCTGAACCACCATGGCAAGCAAGCTATTCTGCGAGGAATCAATCAGCTCTTTAGTGATGAGCCAAGACCAGATGCTTGGTTACTCTCAACCATACACAAGGCCAAGGGAAGAGAGTGGGATACAGTCTGGATTCTTGATTGGAAAGGGCAAGGGCTGACCCAGCCTTGGCAAAGAAAAGAGGAGCGGAATTTGAGATATGTGGCCTGCACCAGGGCCAAATCCTTTTTAGGGATTATTGACGAGGCTGCTTGGAATCCAGAAGCCAGAAAGGATTGGCGGGAGATTAGTGCATGACAGATGCTAAGCTCAAGGTTGAGATTACGGTGGAAGATTTTCCAC